CTACCAAGGTATCGACCAGTCCAAGCTTGTGCCTCTGCTGACGGCTGCGCTGCAGGAGGCTATTGGTCGCATCGAAACCCTTGAAGCTGACGTAGCAGCTCTCAAGGGCGTGTAGTCCTACTCACTACCGTGCGTGGGAAACTGAAGTGATCACTGCTTATCAGGCTTCCCTGTAAACATCTGTTGCTGGCAACTAATCATGGCAATCGACTTTCCCGGATCACCCACCAACGGTCAGACCTTCACGTCTGGCAGTGTCACCTACACCTACGACGGCACCAAGTGGACTGCTGTCACCGGCAGCGTGGTGCTCGACAAGATCGAAGAAGGCAACACCAGCGCTGAGGTGATTGATGCCGGCAGTGATGGTCGGTTTGTTGTTACGACGGAGGGCACCGAACGCGCCCGCATCACCAGCGACGGCTACCTGCGCCTCTCCTCCAGCAGCCCCGGCATCCAGTTCGGCGGCGACACCGCAGCGGCCAATGCGCTGGATGATTATGAGGAGGGCACCTTTACGCCAACCATCGTGGGCACGTCCACCGCGGGCACCGCAACCTACGCAGCGAACGGGCAGGTCGGCCGCTACACCAAGATCGGCAACCGCGTGTTCTTCGATCTTTTCCTCAGCTGGACCGCTCACACCGGCACCGGCGATCTGCAGATCAATGGCCTGCCCTTCACGGTGCAGAACACCACCAACCTCAACCGCAACTACAGCGCCATCCTCAACGTGGTCGCCCTGACGGCCGGCAGTATTGGCACCGCCTTCTCCTCGCCCAATACCACCACGGTCGCGCTTCGTCAGATGCCGACCGGTGGTGGATCTGTCGCGACCATCCCGATGGATACCAGCGCGCAGATCTCCATCTCGGGCTGTTTCGAGGCCTAACCTACGCTCACACCTAATCAGACCGGAGGCCTGATCGGATGACACTTACCAAGCAATCGATCGTGGACAAGATCGAGGTGGTCGGACCCTACAGCCACATTCAGGTGCGCGTCTGTGAGCGCGTGCTGGAGGATGGCGAACCGATCGCCGAGAAGTATCACCGCCACGTCGTCAGCCCCGGCGCTGACACCAGCGGCGAAGATCCGCGCGTGCAGGCGATCGCCGGCATCCTCCACACGCCTGAGGTAGTTTCTGCCTATCAGGCCTCCATTGCGCCCACTGACTGATGGCCGCCAAAGCCAAGACCGGCACCGCTCGCATCGACCATCAAGCCGGACCACCGAAGCGCACACGGCAAGGCCGCTCGCTGCGCACCAAGCTCAGCGGCACCAGCCGTAACCCGCGCCGAAAGCGGCGCTATCGCGGGCAAGGCCGTTGATCGCCTAGACCAGCTCAGACAAACCAAGAACACCGCCATCAGGCCTGCCCTTGCTATCAGCTCGGGGAGGCCTGACCTTTGCGCTCGCTACGATGCGATCGAGCGACGGAACCCCGATGGCGGACGAACCGAAGACCGTTAGCGGCCTGTTCGCTGCCTCCCTCCCAGCTGCACTGGCCGCCGGCATGGTCGCCATCGGGGCACTCCTCATCTCGATGCAGGTGCAGTCCGCACGGATCGAGGCCACGCTGGTGCAGCTGGCGAAGTCCGTCGATGAGATCAAGACCGACGCGCGCGCCGAGCTGGCTGATCTCGATCGCCGCGTGCGCGCTCTTGAAATCGAACCCTAACCTGAGGGCACAAGCATGGATGCCATGAGCCCCGAGACCATCGCGATCGTCGCGATCATCGTTGCGGCCGGCAGCGAGCTCATCGCCCTGACGCCGCTGAAATCGAACAGCTGGATCCAGCTGATCCTTGCCGCGGCGCGCATGGCCTTCCCAAAGCGCAAGGGCTGAATCATGGCAAACGCCGCGCCGATCACGATCGAGCAGCTGTTCCGCTACTACCGGAACCTGCCGCATCAGGCGGCCGCGATTCAGCAGCTCGAGCAGGATCTCGCCGTGAACGGTTACGCCGCAGCGATGCGCCGCGATCGGGCATGGTTCAACACATGGAGCCAGGACGGCAAGCAGGCGGATCTGGCGCCAGCGCTGAAGCTGATCAAGGAGTTCGAGGGCTGCCACCTCAGGGCTTACCCGGACCCGCTGAGCGGCGGCGCACCGTGGACGATCGGCTACGGGACAACCCGCTACAGCGACGGGCGCGCCGTCAGCGAAGGCGACGAGATCAACGCGATCGAGGCTGATCTGCTCCTGCGGCAGGAGGTGGATCGCATCGCCGAGAAGCTGCGGCTCACGGTGCCCTTCTGGGTGGAGATGACCGATGCGCAGAAGTGCGCGCTGATCTCCTTCGCCTACAACCTCGGCTCGGCGTTCTACGGCGCCAAGGGTTTCGAGACCATCAGCCGCCGGCTGCGCGAGAAGGACTGGCCGGGTGTGCCCGATGCCCTGCTGCTCTACCGCAACCCCGGCACCAACGTGGAGGCCGGCCTCAAGCGGCGCCGCATCGCCGAAGGTGACCTGTGGGGCCGCGAGCGGCAGACCACCGGACCGATCTCGGCGATGTTCACGCCGGAGTCGCCGTTCAGCCAGAAGATCACGCCACACATCACCGCGGGTGAGTTTGCGCTCGGCCAGGAAGCAAGGCGCTTCGATCATCAGCACCAGTGCGATACGGCGCTGAAGCTGGCGCAGTTCCTCGAGAAGGTGCGCGCGCAGTTCGGTGGCAAGCCGGTGGTGATCACCTCCGGCTACAGGCCAGCGGCCGTGAACCGCGCAGCTGGTGGTGCCAGCAGCAGCGAGCACCTCTACGACGGCATCGGCGTGGGTGCGGTGGACTTCTTCGTCGACGGCGCCGACATCAACGCCGTGCAGGCCTGGTGTGACAAGAACTGGCCGTTCTCGCTCGGCTATGGCGCTCCTAAAGGTTTCGTGCATTGCGGCATCCGCAAGGGCAGCCCTAGGGTCCGGTGGGACTACTGAGCAACCTGTGCCGCTGCCTGATTACGAGATCCACCACCTGTGCAAGAAGCACGCGATGGTGATGCCGTTCGATCCTGAGCTGGTCAATCCGGCCAGCATCGACGTGCTGCTGGGCGATCGGATCATGATCGAGGTGGCGGAGAGCCGCGACCTGCAGATCCACGGCATTGCCGGCCACACCGCAGAGGATCCGTACTGGCTGCGGCCGGGTGAGTTCTGCCTCGCCGAGACGCGCGAGATCTTCAACCTGCCGGACTGCATCGCCGCGCAGTTCGTGCTGAAGTCCAGCCGCGCACGCGAAGGCCTCGAGCACCTGCTCGCCGGCTGGTGCGATCCAGGGTGGCATGGCAGCCGCCTCACGCTGGAGCTGAGCAACGCACGCCGGCTGTATCCGATCGCGATCTGGCCGGGCATGAAGATCGGCCAGATGGTGTTCCACAAGATGGAAGGCATCCCGGCGCGCAGCTATGCGGTCACCGGCCGCTACAACGGCGACGAGGCCGTGACGGGCAGCAAGGGCTAGCGGATCAGCGCCGCCACCTTCGCGGCCATGCCGGCGGCTGCCTCATCCATCAGGTGGGCGTAACGCTGCGTGGTCTGCGGGCTGGCGTGGCCGAGCAGACCACCGATCTGAGGCAGGCTCAGCCCAGCGCTCAGGCCAAGGCTGGCGAAGCTGTGCCGCAGGTCATGCACCCGCAGGTTCTCGATCTTGGCGGCCGCCAGCAGCTGCGCCCACATCCGGTGATAACCGATCAGGTGGCCGTCGCCATCGCCTTGGATGATCCACTCGCTGTTCGATCTAGCGCGCAGCTCCTCGAGGACCTGCAGCGCCTGCGGTGGCAGCTGCACGCGGCGATCGCTGCCGTCCTGTCCGGTCTTGTGGCAATCGGCCGGCACCACCAGCACAGTGCCCTGCACCCATTCCCAGCGCGCATCCTTGATCTCTGAGACGCGGCAGCCGGTGAGCAGCAGCAGGCGGATCAGCTGCGCGAACCGCCAGCGCACGCGGGTAATGCCGAAGCGATCCAAGGCCGCCAGCAGCCGCTGGAGCTCCTCGCGCGTCAGGTAGCGGCGCCGCTTGCGTTCGCTGTTGCCGGTGGTGACCTTGTGGCACGGGTTGGTGTTCTGCGGCCTGATGCCCCACAGCTCCGCCAGGTTGAAGGCCTTGCGCAGCACCGCAAGCGTGCGGTTCGCCTGGATGCGCGGCAGCTTGCCGAGAAGGTCGATCACGTCGGCGCTGGTGATGGTCGCGGCCTTGCTGCTGCCAAGCCGCGGCAGAATGTGGCGGCGCCAGAGAACGCGGTAGCCGGTGGCGGTGTTCGGCCTGAGCTTCGGGTAGTGCTCGGCATCGAGCCGCTCGAACAGCTGCTGCATGGTCGGGCTGCGCCTGAGCTGCTGGCGCGCAGTGGTCGGCGCCATGCCGCGGGCAACATCACCGAGCAGCTTGAGCGCCTCCTCGCGTGCGGTGGTGAGGCTGATCACGCCAGCCCGTCCGATCTTGTGGTGCTGCTGCTTGCCGCTCGGCTCGCGGTAGCGGACGTAATAGGTGCGGACCCCGGAATCGAGCACCATCAGCCCGAGGCCGGGCACCTTCCGATCGGCCTGCCATTCCTTCGCCATGCCCCTCTCCATTCGCGCACTATTCGCGCAAATTTGCGCGAACGGCCGAGATTCTGCGTGTATCAGCGGGAGAAGGTCAACCGGAAAAGCAGCGCAGAATCAGACCTTTAGTGAGATTCCGTGAACCGCCGTGAGGGCTCTGGAGTCGGCTGAAAATCGCAGTGTCGGTGGTTCGATTCCGCCCCTGGGCACCAAAACCTCCAGAGAGATCAAGCACTTAGGCAGAGGCTGCTAGCGGGCGGCGGAGCGGCTCGGAGCGCCATTCGCGCACTATTCGCGCAGCATCGGATGCCGCAGCGGCGCCATGCGCTGGCGGTGGATGCGACCAGGTGCCTCAGCCGGATCGTCCAGCGGGATGAGGGTGTAGTCGTCGCAGCCGTGGCTCTCGGCGAAGTGCTGCGCGCCGAGGTGGGTGGCGAACGGCCCGACGTGCCACGGGCCGATGCGGAGGATGTAGGTCATGGGTGAAGGGTAGGAGGGCCGCCGGAGCGGCCTGGTCATGGTCAGCCTCGCTACCGTGGCACCAGCGGCGGCCAGCCCATGCGGGCGTTCTATCTCGAGATCACCGCCAAGCTCATCGTCCGATCCAACGCCGACCCCGACGACCTGCCAGCTGAGATCTACTCACGCATGGCCGAGTTCATCCCGTCCGATGACGACATCATCGATATCGAGGTGAACGCTGTCCCCCTGCCGCCGGATCTCTGTGGATCAGCACCGCATTGAGGAGACGCGCCTCGTCACCCGGCGATCAGCGCGTGATCAGATCCTCCTCGCCTGGAGCTACCGCTGCGCCTACTGCGGCGCTGATCTCGGCCGCAGCCCGACGCTCGATCACGTCATCCCAAAGGCGCACGGCGGGCTCACGGTGCCCAGCAACATGGTCGCCTGCTGCATGGGCTGCAACTGCTCCAAAGGCCACAAGCCTTGGGTGGACTGGTATCGCCAGCAGCCGTTCTGGTCAGCACTCGGCGAGTGGGCGATCGTGCAGTGGCTCACCAGCGGCGCTAATCTTGCGGCCTAGACCTTTCCCGAGGATCTAGGCGATCCCGTAGCGGCCGGCTGCGGGCACTAGGCTGGCACCGCGTGAGGACCAGCCACCGGCCACATCATTAAGAGATGTTGCAGCGGTCGCAGATGCACCGCCCATCGACTATATTGAACGAGTCGGGAGCGATCCCGGCATCCACCGCACCTAGAAAAATGAAGAAATTGAGCGCCGGCCTTGAAGCCATCGCTGATCTGATTGCCTCTTGTGAGGCGGTCAAACAAGCGCTGGAAGATCTGCGGGACTGCACCACCGACGACGAGTGGGAGGAGATCATCTCCAATCCGCTAGTCGACACACTGGTGAGCACCTGCATGGATCTAGAAGACCGGCTCCAGTAACCAAGGGGCTTCGGCCCCTTTTTTTATCGCTCAGCGGTCGGCGCTATCCGTAAGGACGCGCGCGGTGTTGCAGTCGCGGTGGCTGCAGCTGCAACCGTATCGGAGGCCGCTTCAATCAGCACCCAGGCAGGATTCGAACCCGCATCGCCCCGCAGCGGCGGTGGCCGTCCTATCCATTGGCTCGGACTGGGTGGATGGCCCAAGCGTGAGACGCCTCAAGGACGCACAGAGGCTTGGGCTCGTGGCCCGATGCACGAGGCAGAGCGGGAACCTGCTGAGGCTACGGCAGGATCCTGCTGCACACCCACAGCGCGATTAGGCAGGTCGCCCAGTACTCGAGCATCAGGATCAGCACGTCGCGGAGCATCAGCGGCCGAGCAGGTGGTCGAGGTAAAGCTCCGCCTGCCACAGGTCGCTCGAGTAGCGGCAGGTGCCGCCAACGCAGCTGCGGTAATAGACCTCACCCTTCACGGGCATGATCGTCTCGATGCTGCCGCCATCGCGATCGGTGCGGCTGATCACCTCAGGACCGAACATACAGGTCACACCTGGCCGCGAAACGGCCGCCGCTTCTCTTTGATTCTGGCAACTCGTACCCGCAGCACTGCTGCCGCATCTCCCAGTATTTGCAGTCCCAACACATTGGCGGGCTACTGGCCGGCCGCAGGTTGGTGACCGCTGCGCGGTAGATCGACTGCGCTCGCAGCAGCGCTTCCTGCAGCTGCACCGTGCCGGTGTCGGCCTCGATCTGCAGTTCGGGCTTGGGACCCAGCACGATGCGCGCGTGCCAGTTGCGATCGGATCGGCTGCACACCAGCAGCAGGCGGCCGGCGTGCAGGCTGATCACTCCTCTTCTCCGTGACTCGGTAGGTGGTAGAGACGCTCGAGCGTCATGCTGGCTGGCTCGGGCTCACCGGCTGTGACGTGTGCCGCCACCGGATCGGCCGGGTTGGCCGCCACAAACACGGTCGGCCAGTGCAGCTCCTTCACCACCACCAGGCTGGTGCGGGGACTGCGCACCAGCACCCACAGCGCAGCGCGCTCGAGCAGGTTGAGGCCGGGCAGGTGCATCATGCCTCCAGTTTGGCGATCAATCGATCGAGATACCACCGGCACTTGCGCGCATCCTGCAGGGCATTGCCCTTGCACCAGATGCGCAGCAGATACTTCAGCGCCTGGCCGTGCAGGTAGGCGGGCACCATGTGCGGCGCGTCCGCGATGGCGGCCTCGATCACGTCGATGGCCTCAACCGGGCCGCGCTTGTAGTGGTCCGGGTTGATCTGGTCAGTCATCAAGCCATCCCCATGCGATGCGTTTGCAGATGCGCCATGCGTGTTTCTCGTCCACATCGAACTCAGCCGCCAGCTGGCGGTAGCTCCACCCCTCGGTGCGGAGCCGGCGCAGCTTGCGCACCAGCTCCGGCGTGAGGATCGCGGCGATGTTCTCCTCGCCAGCCTTGAATGGCCGGCTCATCGCCACTTGTCTCCCAGCAGCTGCTGGCGGCAGATCTCGATCGCCTGCTGCGCCTGCTTCTGGCTGAACACCGACTCAGTGGCATCCATGGCGCGCACCACGCGGGCAAGCAGCTCGGGATAGTCCGTGTCGCGGAAGTTGGCGGCGATGTCGGCGCAGAACTCCTGCCACAGGCCGGTGTAGGTGCAGCAGGTGCGGCCGCTGCGTTCATACAGCGCGTCCATCATGTCGGCGCGCTGCTGATCGAGCTGTTGTGCGTTCATGGTTCGAGGTGTTGGCGGATGCGGAGCAGCTCAGCGCAGAGCTGCTGGCGGTTGCGGATCCCAACGGTGCTGCACAGCTGGTCGATGCGGATGTCGATCAGCTGGCGGATGCGCTGGCGCTCCTCAGTCTGACCAGCGGTGAAGGCGCTGGTGTCGCTGAGCAGCTGCTCGATGCGGTGGCGGATGTCGCTCACGCCACCTCCACGGTGGCGCCCGGCCAGCGGGCTTCGGCGTAGCGGATCGCGTGGCGCTTCGTCTCGGCGCGCGTGATCCACGTCATGGGCTGGGCACCCTGCGGGTAGACGATCAGCCGAAACTCGCGGGTGCGCGCCTTCGGCCGCGGCCGGCTGATGCCGTCACCGTGTTGGCTGGTCTGTGGTCCGTCTGCCCATTGCCAAGGCAGCATTGCTCCAGTTGTTTCAGGCATTGGTTTCTTCGGTGTTGAGCCATTCGATCTGCGACCACCACTCGAGCCATGTGTCGGCGGCGATCAGCTTGGCCTCAGTGAGGCTGGAGGCCTCCACGCACTCGAGCACGTTGGCGGCCTTGATCTGGAAGTAGTAGCGGCGGTCAGTCATCGAGCTGCTCCTCCACAAGCGGCAGTGAGGGACCAAGGGATTCAAGCCAACACAACATGCACCAATGACCTTTGTGGTCTTCAATGTCGCTGCTGATGTAGTGCTTGTGCGTGCCGTGCTTGGGGCAGACAATCTGTTTCTGGGAAATCTTTAGATTTAAGAAATCAGTCATCGAGTTGCTCCAGTGCGCGGCGGATGGTGTCGAAACGTTGAGACCACTCCGCTTCCGTTGAACCAAGGTCAGCTTCGGCAAGGGCCTGTAACGCCTGCTCCTTCAAGCTCTTTGGATTGGGCCGGCGTGCGGCGCGGAGTTCGTCGTGCGCCCAATAGGTCTGCTTGCTTTTGACCCACTCACAGCACGCCTCCAGCTCCTGATCGGCGCCCCATTGAACGGCTTCTAGGAGGATGGCAGGTACATCGGCACCCATGGTCTCAATGCGGGCTTGCCAAGCGTCCATTTGCCACTGCGGCGGCGTGATGGGATGCTCAGTCATGCCGCACCACCTGCTGCGTGCCGGAGTGGGTGGGCTGGTGGTGGGCACCGGACTCGATGCCGATCATGGCGAACACGCTTGCGGCGATCAGGCAGCAGATGGCGTTGTTGATGTGGTTGATCATGATGCGAGCGCCACACGGACGCGGTAACGGGTGATGTTGAGGCGGTCGGCGATCTGACGCTGGCTCAGACCGGTGCGGTGCAGGACGCGGACGCGGCGATCGTCGCTGGCGGTGAGCCAGTCGATCACTGCGACCACAAGCAGCAGCGGCAGGAACAGCTTCCAGATCAGCAGCAGGGTGGTGGCGATCATGGCTGGAGTGGATAGGTGTGCCGGGCCAACCGGCGGTGCGGGCTTACTTAGGCCCTGTTGAGCTCGATTGTGGGGTCGTGTGCTCTGTTCCCCCTGGCCGCGTTTTTAGCGAGGTGCCGCTCCCCTTCCCTCGTTGCGCCATCCTACACCATCAGCGGTGCATGTTTTGGGCGCGTGTCATATTGCTTAATGCTGCTGTCGAAATGGGTGGCGGCCCGCCGGGGCCGCGTGGAGGTCAGGCTTCGGACAGAATCCGGTGCGCCTGCTCCTCAGTGGCATCGACTGTCAGCGTTGCGCCGCAGTCGGCCAACTGGACGTGCCACAGGCCGCATGGGCGGCGGGTGGCGACCAGATCAGCGGCAACCATTGCGGGCTGGCCGTTGATCTCAGTGGTGATGACGTGAGCCATCTAGACCTCCTTGATGGGGGCGGCAATGCCGCCGGTGCCCCTGAAGCATACACCATCAGCGGTGCATGTTTCACCGTCCCCACCGGTCGCGTTCCTCCACCGCCTCCACGCGCATCTTGGTGTGCCCAGCGCTCAGCTCCAGCGGCACGCGCAGCACTGGCTTGTGCAGGTGGGCAGCGCTCCAGCCCACCGCGTAATCAGGCACCGTCACCTCCACCGTGAACCACTTGTGGCCGCAGTCGGCGCACTGACGACGGCGCACCACCTGGTCCGGCAGCCGGTTGTTGGTGATCGGCACCCGGATCGTCTCGCTACTGCATTTGGGGCATTGCATCGGCAACATGGGGGCAGTTCGCCCCAGAACAATGAAATTCGGTGAGTGGATGGTGGCGCAGATACCACCGGAAAAACAGTTTTTGATCGAAAAGCAATGCCGCGACATCGAACGCCACCCTGAGGTGGGGCCGCTCGCGGCAAAGCTCCTCAAGCAGTGCTACCACCAGCAGGAAATGCTCCAAGCCGCGGTCAATGAGATCGCGCGCCTAGAGCTCCTGCTGATGAAGGCCTAGAACAGATCGGCCTCGGTGATCTCCGTCACCACGCCATCAGTCGCCTGCGCCAGGCTGGCAGCTGCGCTCTGAGCGGTGACGGGCGGCACCCAGTCACGGGGCGGCTGCGCCACAGCGCTCACATACGCAGTCCCGCTGCTGCTCTGCTTCTTCCAGCCGCTCACCGGCACCTGCACGCTGCCGTACTGGTCAACCGGCTGGCTCAGCACGAACGCGCACAGCGCATCGAGCTCCTCCGGCTTGATGTTCATCCGGCCGCTGAAGTCCACCTTGCTGTCGGGCTTGGTGGACTTGAAGATCGCCAGGTTCAGCTTGAAGGTCATGGTCTCGGTTGGGTAGGTGGGTTGTTGGGCATCCCGCGCAGGTTTCGAGCCTCGTAGGCCTCCACCTCAGCGACGGGATACAGGACACGGCCTCCGATCTTCACGAACCTCGGGCCGCGGTTCTGGCTGCGCCAGTTGTCGAGCGTGCTCAGCGTGACGACGCCTCGCCACCTGGCTGCCAGCTCGCGTGGCTGCAGGTATCCGGGCTCAGAAGATTTCATCTGCATCGCTTGCCTCCACCACCTGAACCGGCTCCGCTACCGGCTGCTTGATCTTCGCGTTCAGCTGCTCCACCGCTGACTTCGGAGCAGGCTCGGCCGGGCGCACCGTCACGGGCTCCACGTCCACCACCTCCTCCTCGGTCTGGATGCCGACCAGCAGCTCGGGGATGTACAGCCGACCCCAGAAGGCCGCGGCGCGGTAGCGGATCATCAGCTCCGGCATGGTCAGCCACTTGCTGCCGCTCTTCGTCGCCCAGCCTTCCTTCTTGGCCATCGCCATGCTCACGGCCGGACCCTTCAGGTCGTTGCCGCTGGCGTGCTCCGTCGCCACGCAGTAACAAGCGAGGCTGTCACCGCTGCCCGTCATCTCGTAGCGCAGCGGGCTGAACCGGCCGCAGCCGTTGATCAGGCCGATGATGAACTGGCTGCTCCAGCTCGGGCGGCCGTGGATGATGTGCAGGTTCTGCATCACCTGAAACGGGCTCATCCGCATCCGGTTGGCGATCTCAAGCGCCACCAAGCAGTTGGCGAAGCCCTGCTGCCCTTGGAACTGCGGCGGGATCAGCGTCGAGCTGGCCAGCGCCTTCGCGATCCGCTGCGCATCCTCGAATGCCTGGATGCCGGAGAACACGCTGCCTCCGGTCGTGGTCAGTGCTGTGGACTCGCTCATGGTTGAAGTCTCAAGGTCAGATAGATGAACAGGCAGCCGGCCACCGCCGGCCAGTAGGTGATCGGCCACAGCTCCGTCAGGAACCAGCCGCCGGCCAGCGCCGCCACGGGCGCACGGATGGCCAAGGAAGGGATCCGCATCAGTAGAGCTCGATCTCGGCTGGCGCTCCGGCTGGCAGCGATCCATCCGGCCGCGGCCGCATCCATGCCGGCAGCCCGATCGGCTCGATCTCCTCGCTGTAGCCCGGCCAGCGGCCAGCAGCGCGGCACTCGGCCAGACGCTCCAGATCCTGCAGCGCACGCTCGCCACCGGCACCGATCATCTCGCCATCGGCCACGTAGACCGCCACGGCGTGCGGTGGCTTCTTCTCCACGCAGATGAAGATAAACCCCTCCGGCCGGCGCACCGTCGCCTGCTCGAGGCCGTGCAGATACCAAGCTGCCTGCACGTGGTAGCGGAAGTTCGCGATCGACTTCCTGAACCCAGCCGGGCTTGCATCCTCCGTGGTCTTCAGGTCCACGATCAGGCTGCCGTCATCGGTCAGCCAGTCCGGCCGACACTTGCACTCGAGCCCGGTCGCCTCATCGGTCCACATGAAGCTCTGCTCGGCCTTGCCCTTCAGCTTCAGCAGCGCACCGGCAGCAGGGTGGGTCCAGACCGCCTCGGCCATGCGGCTGATGGTGGCGCGATCGTCGGCGCTGATCAGCTCACGGCCAGCGGCCTCAGCCTCGAACGCAGCCCACTCCTCCTTGCCGGCCTTGGTGCGGCGATCGAACTGCGGCGCTACCACGTAGCGCTCGGCGAAGGTGTCATGCTCCAGCGTCAGCGTGTGAACCGCAGTGCCGAGCCGCATCGCTGGCGTCGGCTCAGGCTCCACCCGGTTCGGGTCTAGGTACCGCGCCCAGTAGTGCAGCGGGCTGCGGGCGATCTGATCGAGGTGTGATTTCGAGACCGCCGGATGGCGGTGGTAGGCGGCGTTGTCCAAAGGCAGCGCATACCGAAGGCTCACGCAAGTTACCACTCTTTCCCTGCCTGTCATCGCTTCCCCCAGTAGTTCTCAGTATTTCTCGCTTAAGCGGCTAGTATCCGCCCGCTGACCTTGGTATTCCTTCCCGCTGTCCAAGGTCAAGTCCCATGAGTCTCACGCTTCGCGGCTACCAGTCACGCGCAATACACGATCTCCGCTGCGCCTACCGCCAAGGCGCGCGCGCTCCTCTGCTTGTCTGTCCCACCGGTGCAGGCAAGACCGTGATGTTCTCAGCGATCACCGCTGGCGCCGCAGACCGTGGCCGCCGCGTGCTGATCCTCGTCCACAGGCGTGAGCTGATCCTGCAGGCCAGCGCGAAGCTCAGCCTGGCCGGCGTGTCTCATGGCGTGATCGCGGCAGGTCACCCGGAGGCCGATCACCCAGTGCAGGTCGCATCAGTGCAGACGCTTGCGCGGCGCCTACATCGTCAGCACTGGCAGCCAGATCTCATCGTCATTGATGAGGCACACCACGCGGTTGCTGGCACCTGGTCTTCAGTGCTCAGCCACTGGCCACAAGCCTTCCGCCTCGGCGTTACGGCGACCCCCATCAGGCAGGACGGCCGCGGCCTCAGTGCGGTATTCGATCATCTGGTGATTGGACCATCAGTGGCAACCCTTACATCGCAGCGGCACTTATCGCCTGCGCGTGTATTTGCGCCACCAATCATTGCCGACCTATCCAGAATCGCAATTCGCGCTGGTGATTATTCACCTGAGCAAGCAGCCGATCGCATGGATCGCCCCACCGTCACAGGTGACGCGATTGCACATTATTTGCGCATCTGTCCCGGCAAGCGTGCGATCGCCTTCTGCTGTTCTACCAAGCACGCAGACTCCGTGGCCGCGGCGTTCACCGAATCAGGGATCACAGCCGCCACGCTGCTCGGCACAACAGCAACGCAGCATCGTGACGCACTCCTGCGACAGTTCGTCGCAGGCACCTTGCAGCTGCTGGTGACCGTCGATGTGGTCTCCGAGGGCTTCGACTGCCCCGATGCCGAAGCTGCCATCCTGCTGCGCCCCACCGCCAGTCTCGGCCTCTACCTGCAGCAGGTCGGCCGCGTGCTGCGCCCGGCACCCAGCAAAGAGCACGCCGTGATCCTCGACCATGTGGGCAACGTCCACCGCCATGGGTTTCCCGATGATCCGCGCGACTGGTCGCTCGACGATCGCCTGAAGCGCAGCCGCGCAGCTGGTCCCGCAGCGCCGACCGTGCGCACCTGCCAGGTCTGCTTCGCGGCCTTCCCACCACAGCCGGCCTGCCCCTGCTGTGGCACACCGGTGCCGATCCAGCCCGCACGTCAGCTGCGCCAGGTGGCCGGTGAGCTAAAGGAGCTGAAGCGCGAGGCCGTGCGGCAGCGTGTCGCCGAGCGCAAGAAGGCGCGCACCTACAGCGAGCTCATTCAGGTCGGCATTGCTCGGGGCATGAAGAACCCCGTGGGATGGGCACGCCACGTGTACCTTGCGCGTCAGCAGCGCGCATGATCGTGGCCAACGCCGAAACCGACCTCCAGCAGCGCATCCGGTTGGCGCTCGGCACCGACCCGCAGACCAGACTGTTCCGCAACCAATGCGGGGCGCTCCCCGATCCACGCACCGGCCGCCTCGTCACCTTCGGCCTTGCTCGCGGCTCCGCTGACCTGATCGGCTGGCGCACCCTCGTGGTCACTCCCGAGATGGTCGGGCAGCGCATCGCCGTGTTCACGTCGCTCGAGATCAAGACACCCTCAGGCCGCCTCTCACCTGCTCAGACCCACTGGCTCCATGCCGTCCGCTCAGCCGGTGGCATCGCTGGTGTGGCGCGCAGCGTGCCGGATGCGTTGCAGATCATCGGATCGCCGCTAGGATCACCCCAGCGATCCCCCAGCGATCCCCATGCAACCTAAGCGCACACAGCGCCGCACCATCACCCTCGATCTACCGCCAGAGCAGATCACCTGGCTGGATCAGCAGGCCGCCGGCCTCATCTCACGCTCAGCCTTCGTGCGTCAGCTCATCGCTGCAGCCATGCAGCAGCAGGCCGCGCAATGAGCAGCACCAACATCGTCCGCGATCGCTTCATCGCAGATCTGTCGCGCTGGCTCACGCCAGACCTTCTCTATCACTGCTTCACCGGCGAAGACGATCCGTACCGCCTCGCTCACATCGCCAAGCTCGAGCCATCGCTCCTTGAGCCGCTGCTGAACAAGGCCGAGCGCGAATGGCCTGCACGACTGCAGCGCATCGCCGAACAACGCCGCGCTGAGCGCCAGCAGTCCAAGAAAGCAGTTCAACAGTTCGTTCTCGGCATCAAGCCATGACCAAGATCACAGACCTCGCTAACGGCCACTGGCCGTCGATCCTTGGCGCCTTGGCAGGCCTCACCGCCGAGCAGCTCACCGACAAGCATCAACCCTGTCCGCTCTGCGGTGGCCGCGATCGCTACCGCTTCGATGATCAGAACGGTTCCGGCTCGTGGTTCTGCAATCAGTGCGGCGGACCGCAGCAGGCCGGTGGTGCCGGCAATGGCATGGAGCTTCTGCTGCGCCGCACCGGATGGGACTTCCGCACCGCTGCCCAGCGCATCGAGCAGCACCTCGGCATCGCACCGCAGCGCCCAGAGCCACCCACAAAGGGCGCCGAGTCCGTCTGGCACTACAGCGACACCTTTCTGGTCTGCCGCTTCCCCGGCAAGAAGATCAGACCTCTCCACTGGACCGGCAGCCGCTGGGAGTGGAAGGCACCGCCAGCACCGCGCCCGCTGCTCAACCTTGCCCAGCTGCGCTCACACACCGGCACCGTTCTCGTTGTTGAAGGCGAGAAGGCTGCTGATGCCGCAGCCAAGCTCTACCCCAAGGCTGTCGTCACCACCTGGCCGTCAGGTTGCAAGGCGATCGACAAAGCCGACTGGTCGCCGCTCACCGGCCGCCGCGTCATCCTCTGGCCTGATGCTGATGCCGTTGGCCAGCAGGCCATGGATCGCCTCGCGCAGCTGCTGCTGCGCCTGCCCGTCGATCGCGTCCAGATGGTCACACCACCATCAGGCTTGCCTGAAGGCTGGGATCTCGCTGATGCCACATGGAGCGAAGCCGAAGCGCTCGAGCACCTGAAGGCGAACCTCTCGCAACCCCTTGAGCTCGATGAGCTGATCGCACCTGCTCCTGAACCTGAACCAGACCCTGAGCCCGATCTGCCCGATCTCGACGCGAACGGCCATTTCACCTGCCTTGGCTTCGATGGTGATGCCTACTACTACCGCCCGCACAACACCGGCCAAGTTGTTCGCCTCACCCGCGCATCACACACCTCCACCAACCTCGTCTCACTCGCTCCGCTCGCCTACTGGGAGCAGCTCTGCCCCGGCCAGCGATCCGCCGTGGATTGGACGCAGGCAGCCGCAACCCTTTTTGCCATCAGCGCAGAGCGCGGTTTCTACAACCCCGATCGCATCCGCGGCCGCGGCGCATGGTGGGACGAAAAGCGCACCATCCTTCACCTCGGTGATGAGCTGGTAGTGGACGGCAAGCGCCATCCAGTGCTGCGCCCCTTCAACTCGAAATACCTCTACCAGCGCATGTCGGAGCTGGAAGGTTCCGGCAAAGCCAAGCCCCTTTCCGACGCTGAAGCGATCACCATCTGCGAGCTGGCCGAGCGTTTCCACTGGGAGGTGCCAGCCTCCGGCCTTCTGCTCGCTGGCTGGGTCACGCTCGCGCCGATCTGCGGTGCGCTGCCATGGCGCCCGCACGCATGGCTCACCGCAGCAGCAGGCTCCGGCAAGTCCGCCATCCTCGATCGCTATGTCGCCGTTCTTCTCGGTGACATGGGGCTGATCGTGGCAGGCAACACCACCGAAGCAGGCCTGCGCCAAACACTGCGCTGCGATGCTCTACCCGTCGTTTTCGATGAGGCCGAGTCCAACGAAAAGGCCGATCAGGTGCGGATGCAGAACATCCTCGCCTTGGCGCGTGTTGCGTCCAGCGAGTCTCACGCAACCATGCTCAAGGGCAGCCCAGGCGGCGACGTGACTCGCTTCAACATCCGCTCGATGTTCCTCATGTCGTCCATCGCCACTGCTCTCAAGCAAGGCGCCGACCGCTCGCGCTTCGCTCAGCTCACCCTGCGCTCACCCAACGAACTGCCCAAGGCCGAGCGCATCAAGCACTGGGAAGCTCTCGATCGTGACCTCGATCGCCACATCACCCACCAGACCGCACAGCGCCTCATCGCACGCACCGTCTCGCTGATCCCGATGATCAGAGCCAGCGTTCGCGTCTTCACCAAGGCCGCGGCCGAACACTTCGACTCCCAGCGCTTGGGCGATCAGTACGGCACCCTCCTCGCCGGTGCATGGTCGCTCATGTCCAGCGAGGTGCCCACACCAGAGCAGGCCAAGCAGCTCATCGATCAGAACGACTGGGAGCCCTACAGCCAGACCACCGAGGTGCCTGATGAGCAGCGCTGCATTCAGCGCATCCTGCAGCACCAAGTCCGAGTTGAGACCGACGAGAAGACCGTCACCCGCACCCTCGGCGAGCTGGTCGAAATCGTCTGCCATCACCTCAACGATCACGACGTGTCCAGCCGCCACGCTCAGGAGAGCCTCGGACGCCACGGCCTACGGGTCGATGCGGAAGCGGATCAGCTGCTGGTGAGCAACACCGCGGAGGCCTTGGCCAGCATCCTGCGTGACACGCCGTGGTCGCACAGCTGGGCAACGGTGCTCGGTCGGCTGTCTGGTGCGAGCAAAGCAGGCGCCACCCGTTTCAGGGGCGCAGGTGCCATCTCCAGGGCGATTGCGTTACGGATTTCGGCTTTGCAACGGGCTTGAAACGGGGTCTGTTACGGCCGAAATCCATTGCGCTGCAACGGGTTAGCCAAAAGCGTAACGGTGTAACGGTTTTTGGCCGAGACTCTCTCTCTCTCTCTCACACACTCTCTCTCTCTCTCTCTCTCTCATATAAATAAATATCTTTTTAGAAAGAGACGTTACAACGTTACAGGGGGCGCTAAGCCCCTGCACCGCAAGGGGTCTTGATGTAACGGCCCCTGTTACGCCGGCGTTACGCCTGTGACAGCCGATCTCACCGCTTCCCACTCGCCTGGCCAAGCCGCCGCCCCTACCCTTGATCCATGGCAACCGTCCGCATCGACCTTCAGAGCGACCTGCAACGGCTCTCGAGCCGCGTGGCGCTGCTCACGGACCAGAACCTGTGCTTCGCCACCTCCAGGGCGCTCACAGCCACCGCTCGCGCTGCACAGGCTGAGCTCAAGCAGCAGACCCCCCGCTACATCGACCAGCCCACCCGCTGGACGCTCAACGGCACATACGTGCGCTTCGCTCGGCCGGACACCCTCGAGACTGAGGTGGGCTTCCGCCAAGACCCCCAAGGCCGCGGCAATGCGGCAGGGCGCTACCTGCAGCCGATCGTCAAGGGCACCACGCCGAAGCTGAAGGGCGCTGACCTCGCAGTTAGCAAGATCGCCCGTGAAGCGCCCGGCGCTGTGCTGGTGCCAGCCAAGGGCTCAGGCCTTACCAACGCAGCAGGCAACGTGTCGCTGAGCAAGTACGCCACGATCCTCGGCCAGGCACGTCAGGGCGGCGGGCAATACTTCATCGGGCCGGTCAAGCCGGGCAGCTCGATCAAAGCCGTGTTCGAGCGCAAGGAGGGCTTCATCAGCCGCACCTCCACGCTGGAGCGCAGCACCCGGCGGGTGTTCACCATCGACCCCAACCCCAAGCAGCGGCGCCCCCAGTTCCCGGTGCGCGAGATCCTCACCAAGGCCTTCGGGCAGGCATGGCCAGCCGAGGTGCGCAAGGCCTACGAGGCCGAGGTGCAGCGCAAGCTGGGGAAACGCTGAGATCCCTTGCAGCGCAGGCGTTCTCAACTGCGACCCATGTTGAGATCACGGCATCGTTATGTCGTCACACGACCCCATCGCTGAGATCCCTTGCGGCGCAAGGGGTTTGGGCCGAGGGGCACGGGTCCCTCCTGCCCCAGAGATCGGGGGTATTTCGCAACAGATCGGAAGAG